ATACTTGTTGCTCTCGTCGTCAGGCTTGCTATTCTGAGGAGTAGGACCACCGAGGTCTTGTACGCCGCCCAAGGAACTGCCATCATTCTCCAGTTTCTTCTGGGGGTCAGCAGATTTTGCGCCAGCGGTTACGCTCGATTCTTCCAGATTATCAATTTCCTTGGACATTTTGTTCTCCGTGGGTAGTACAAATAGGTGATTTGCTATAGTTATTTATATTTTACAAACTTTGCAGGAACTCGTGAAACGCGGAAATTTTCCTCTCCTCAAGTTGCATTCTGCTAGCGTTGTTGATTCGTGTCTTAATATGCTCAAGTTTCTGTTCAGAGATTGCGCCATTATTCCAGACCCACTCTTTACCTTCCATGATGCCATTCACGAATGCGTCAGGTGCTGAAGGATCTGCTACAATATCTGCAGCAGTTGCAAGCATGAAATCATCTGCAACTACCTTCACACCATTCTGTTCGCGGATAGAACCAAGACCTCTAGACGATACGCCAAGTTTTACTCCTTCATCGAGGAGTTCTTTAGCGACACGACCCATGGGGGTATCGAGGATTCTTGCTTTACCGATGAAGTTGTTACCTTCTCTCTGCAGAGAAGTGATAAGGTGAGATACGCGATCGAGATTGATAGTAGGACCTTCGGGGTGTCCCAGTTCACCAACAGCGCGACCTTTAGCAATATAGTTTTCGTTGTACTTCTGGACTTCACGCTCAAGCGTGGTCATTGGGTACATACGACCATTGCGATTGGTGATTTCGCCCTGAAGGAAAACGCCCTCAATAAACGTTCTCTTCTGACCGTTTTTGCCTTCGGTAATAACTACCTTGGCTTCCTCAATCGTTTCCGTTATCAGTTTCATCGGTAGTTTCCTCGTCTGGTTCTTCGGTTTCAGTTTCCTCCTCTTCCGCATCTTCTTCGGATGCAAAGAGTTTTGCACCTACGTCCTTTTTCATGGAGTCGATGCTGTCAAATGCAAGTTCTTTCATTCTTGCATCAACATAGTCCGACACGTCTTTTTGACCTGCGAACAATGCATTTACAATGTCAAGGGATGCTTGGGATGGCATAATTAAAATGAATTACATAATACTATTTAGAAGTTTCCCTTTTCGTAATCATTGGGATCCATACCTTCTTCTTCGGGCTCTGGTTCTGGAGGCATCAATGACATCTCCATCTGCGCTTTTTCCATCTGAGCTATTTCTGCTGGAGATACCAATAAACCAGATGAAATTTCTTGCTGCATTTGTTTATCAATTTCTTTCATCTCTGCATCACTCTGACGCAAAATATTGCGGCGGAGATACGCAAGCGAGAAATACTTACCAGCATAAGGATCCATCTGAGCGAGGAGAGCAAGTCTCTCGTTCATGACTTCCTTCTCCTTCATCTCGGAGAAATAGTTGTCAGCGATGAAGTTATACTGGATATGCTCTTTAATCTCATCCCAATCCTCAAGGGTGATAACACCTCTGAGGACCAGTTGAGTTTTCAGCAGATCGCTGAAAAGGTCACTAAACTTCTTGCGAAGTCTAGTAACGAACTTTTGGAATTTAACTTCGTCCCTAGTGATTTCAGCACTACGACCGATATTAAAACTGTTATCAGATTCCAACCGAGACTCGGGCACGTTGAGTGCGCGATACAGTTTC